TCCAACAGTATATGTTATTCAAGAAATTCCTGGTACTCAATCAGGTAATCCTAAAATAAATATTATGGGTGCAGCTAAGTATGGAAAATTTAAATTTTTATTACCAGAATTTTCTCAAATGATTTTTTCTCCAGGTCCATTAATTTTTAAATTAAAAAAAGGTTTGGAATCTTTTAAGAAAAAAGATTATTTATTACTTACAGGAGATCCTGCAATTATAGGTGTTGCATGTTCTATTGCATCTGACATTACAAATGGTAAATATAATGTATTGAAATGGGATAAACAAGAAAGACAATATTATCCTATTGCAATTAATCTATACGAGAAAGGAAAAATAGATGAATAATATAAACTTTGAGCAAGACAAAACAGATATATTAGATAAGAGTGAAAATATAAAATCACTATCTAATGAAGTTCAAAAGATGGAGTCTCTAGTAAAAGAAATAGAGGGCATCGAAGAGAACTTAAAGAAAAAGAAAAAAGATTTAGATGTTATATCAGCAGAGGTAATTCCTACTATGATGTCTGAGATGGGTCTATCCCAACTCAAACTAATGGATGGTTCTATGATTGACGTCAAGCCGTTCTACAATGCTACCATTACAGTGGCTAATAGAGAATCGGCTTTTAACTGGCTTCGACAAAATGGTCTGGGAGACATTATCAAAAACGAAATGGTAGTATCTTTTGGCCGTGGAGAAGACAACAAGGCAGCAGAATATGCTGAACTTGCAAAGAGTCAGGGCCTTCAACCTGCGCAGAAATTAAAGGTTGAACCCATGACTCTAAAAGCGTTGGTCCGTCAACGTATTGAGGCAGGTCAAGAAATGCCTACGGAAATTTTCAGCATCTTTGTTGGAAATAAAACAACAATCAAAAGGAAAAAATAATCATGTCAAAAGAAACAAACCTTACGAAAAAAACAGAAGGTGCATTAGCTACGAATATGTTTGAAGCTGATGCTAACGCAGGAGCACAAAATATTGGTCAGGACGATGTTGCCTTACCCTTTCTTAAAGTCTTAGGACAGTTATCTCCAGAGATAAATAAAAGAGATGGTAAATACGTTGACGGCGCAGAACCTGGGATGATATTGAACTCTGTCACTAAAGAATTATTCAATGGTGAAAAAGGAGTTAATGTAATTCCTGCTTTCTACAATAGAAAATTTCTTGAGTGGAAAGATAGAGGAGAAGGCGGAGGTCTTGTAAAGATGTATTCAATAGACGATCCTATTGTTAAAACAGCTACAAGAGACCAGATGAATAGAGACAGGCTACCTAATGGTAACTATCTTGAGAACACAGCAAATCATTTTGTTGTTACTTTGGGATCAGTACCATCTACTGCATTATTGTCTATGACAAGAACACAGTTGAAAGTAAGTAGAACTTGGAACTCTATGATGATGTCTATAAAGATGCAGGGTAAAAACGGTTTATTTACTCCACCAACATTTAGCCACGTTTATAATCTAAAGTCAGTTCAAATGACTAATGATAAAGGAACATGGTTTGGTTGGGATGTAACTAAAGTTGGACCTGTATCAGACGCTGGTGTTTATAATATCGCCAAAGACTTTGCTGAAAAAGTTAGCAAAGGTGAGGTTGAAATTAAACACGACTCTGAAACTGAGACAACAGAAAAATCACCATACTAAACAGTATCCTAGGTAGTGGGCGTTAAAGCGAGAGTGGAAACGCCCGCTTAAATATTATTATGGAAAAGTTTAAAGAGATATTCTCAGGGCTAGAACGTGCGTATGGATTAACATACGTCGACAAGAAAGGTGCCGACGGTCAAAAGATCAAAGGTAAATCTTTCGTTCAAAGAGGTATGGTCACAGATAATATGTGGCAAGACCATTTAAACGGTGCGGAACCTAGTTTAGGAATCATACCGATTAATGAAACTAATACTTGTAAATGGGGTTGTGTTGATATCGATTCTTATGCAGGTTTTGATCACAAGAAATTAATAGATAAAATTAAAAGTTTAGATTTACCTTTATTAGTATTTAGATCTAAGAGTGGAGGTGCACACGTATTTTGTTTTACAACAGTTCCTGTTGAAGCAAAATTAATGCGAGATAAGTTAGTATCAGTTAGTGCAGTGTTAGGTTATGGGGGGTCGGAAGTATTTCCAAAACAAGTAGAATTAAAATCCAAAGATGATACAGGAAACTTTTTAAATTTACCATACTTTAATGGTGATAAAACAACAAGATATTGCTTTAATGATCAAGGTGAAGCTGTTAATCTGGAACGTTTTTATTTACTACATGATTTATATAAACTTACTCCAGAACAGTTAGAAACATTAACAATCAAGAGACCTGACTCAGAGTTTAGTGATGGTCCACCTTGTTTGGAAAGTATTACTCAAACTGAAATTAAAGATGGCAGAGATAGAATTATTTATCAATACATACAGTATGCAAAAAGAAAATGGCCAGATAGTTGGCAAACAAAGATCAATGCATTTAATTATAAATACTTTGAGAAACATCCTTCAGGGCCATTAGAAGATAGAATTGTTCAAGGTAAAATAAAATTTAACGACGGTAAAGATCTAGGTTTTAAATGTAATGAAGATCCAATGTGTAATCATTGTGATAAGAAATTATGTAGAACTAGAAAATATGGTATCGGAGGTGATGCAGTATTTCCAATACTATCTGATCTACAAAAAGTTGAATTAGATGAACCTTATTATTGGGTGAATGTGGATGGAGATAGAGTCAAGTTAGATAATATTGATTGTTTAATGGAACAAAGATTATTCAGAAGAACAGTTGTAAAACAAATCAATAAGAAACCACCACGGATCACGGTTAAAGAGTTTGAAAAGTATACTGATATGCTACTTCAAGGTATTGAGATAATCAAAGCACCAGAAGGATCTTCAATGGTGGATCAATTGAAAGAACACTTAGAAGAGTTCTGCACTAATAGAACTGCCGCAGAGACTACTAAGAAAGATATTTTAAATGGAAATGTTTACACAGAAGAAGGTAAACATAAATTTATATTTCATAAGTTCTACCACGGACATTTACTTAGAAAGAAATGGCCAGAGAAACCACAGGTCACACAACAGATGCTAAAAGAATATTGTAATTGTAGTGATGATCGAATTGTTATTGGTAAGAAAAGACCAACGATTATGGTGGTAGATGCATTTGAGAAACCAGAGAAAACTCATACACCTAAGACCTTAAAAGAAAAGGATCCTTATTAATGAAGACGATTGTATTCGGCCCACCAGGTACGGGAAAAACACATACATTGTTAGAAAAGGTAGATGAATATCTAAAGACAACTAATCCAGATCGAATCGGTTACTTTGCTTTTACAAAGAAGGCGGCTAATGAGGCTAAAGAAAGAGCAATGAAAAAGTTTAATCTAGAGGAGGATGATCTTCCATATTTTAGAACACTACATTCATTAGCTTTTAAATCATTGGGATTAAAAAAGAATCAAGTAATGCAGAAAAGACATTACGAAGATTTAGGTAGAAAAGAAAATTTATTTCTAGACTACAATGATTATGATGAAGAAGAAACTGGATTGTTCTCAACTAAAAGTGATTATCTTAGAATAATTAATTTAGCTAAACTTAGAAACATCACCATAGATCAACAATATAATTTAAAAGAACATAATCAAGATGTAGAGTATGCAACACTTATTCATCTAAGTGAAAGATTAGTAGATTATAAAAAAGAATATAATCTTATTGACTACAACGATATGATTTTAAATTTTATCAAAGAAGAAAAATCACCAAACTTTGATGTAGTATTTATTGATGAAGCACAGGATCTATCTTTAATGCAATGGGATATGGTTAAACATATTACTGATAAAACAGTTGATTCTTTTATTGCAGGAGATGATGACCAAGCTGTATTTAGATGGGCTGGTGCAGATGTTGATTCATTTATTGCACAAAAGGGAAAGATTATTGAACTCAAAGAATCTAGAAGAGTTCCAAGAAAGATACATGAACTAGCTAACTCAATCATTGGTAGAGTTAATAAAAGAATAGAGAAGAACTGGAACCCTAAACAACACGAAGGGAAACTTAGTTCTTATGACAACTTTGAAGATGTAGATATGTCATCAGGTAAATGGTTAGTGTTAACCAGAACAAGATCAATGTTAGATTCATTAGAAGATATACTAAGGGATAAAGGTTTTTACTATGAAAATAGATTCAAGAAACTTTATGAAAAAGAAATTCAAATTGCTGCAACTAATTGGGAATATTTAATTAAAGGACAGATGCTTGATTCAAAACAAATAGAAAATATTTCAAAGTACATCAGTAAGGAAAAATGGAACAAGGATAAACTAAAATCGATGGTTAAGAATACGGTCTACAGTTTAGAACAATTACAAAAAGACTATGGACTTCAAACTAATGAGGTCTGGTATGAAGCTTTCGATCAAGCGGGACAGAAAAGAATTAATTATATAAGACGTATGAAACGTAATGGGGAGATGTTGAACCAAGAACCACGGATCAAATTGTCTACCATACACAGTGCAAAAGGTGGTGAAGAAGACAACGTAGTTTTGCTAACTGATCTTACATACAATACTAAAAAATCATACGACAAGAATCAAGATGATGAAACAAGATTATTTTACGTAGGTGCAACAAGAACAAAGGAACACTTACATATTATAAGACCAAAAGATGATAGCAAATGTTACCCAATGGAGGAAATTATATGACAAGTAAAGGCGTACTAGATGAGGCATTCCCACAAGATAAGCAGATAGGCGGGAGTCACTACAAAGACTTTCACATTCAGCCTTATGAATTTATATCAAAGAATGATCTCTCGTTTTTTCAGGGCAACGTAATTAAATACGTTTGCAGATACAAAAACAAAGCAGGCATACAGGATCTAGAAAAGATCAAACACTATTGTGATCTAGAGATATTAAAGATGAAAGATACAAAATGAGTGTAGCAAAAAATTGGTCCTTACATTACAGGAAAATTTATGAGCCGCAGATTAAAAGATTAACGGAGAGGTATAATAAAATATATGATGAGAATAAAAAAATGAAGGGAAGATTAGTAAAATATGAAGGAAGTATGAGAATGGTTTATTATTATAATAAAAAGGAAAAATAATGAGTTGGCAAGAATTTAAAGCAAGAGCAAAAATAATAGAAGAAAACTTTGCAAAGAATTTAACAAACCCTAAATGGGCAAATGATTATCAAGACATGCACGAGCATTGGGATGTAGAGGGTACACTGGATGGTAAACTTTTAAAGTTTGATGTTAAAGGAATGAAGAAAGTAAATCGTTGGGATAATAAAAAACAAGATGACATTGCTTGGGTTGAAGGAACTAATGTTAGAGGTAAACCTGGTTGGGTAAAAGGTTTAGCAGACTACATAGTATTTGAAAGAACTGACCATTGGCTTTTGGTTCAAAGACAAGAATTATTAAATCATGTACAAGATAAACTAAAGGAGAAAGGATACGAAACAGGGAAAGGAATTTATCAAATTTATCAACGCGAAGGTAGACTTGATAAAATTACTATGGTTCCCTTTCAAGATATGGAACAATTAACTAACGTAAAAAGGATAAATAAAAATGCAGAAAATAATATTTAAACCACAAACAGAATGGCTACCACCAGAAGAATTTCCAGATCTATCTGATCATAGTGAAATATCAATTGACTTAGAAACTAAAGATCCCGAACTAACAAAGATGGGATCAGGAGCAATCATTGGTAAAGGAGAAGTTGTTGGTATAGCAGTTGCTGTTGAAGGCTGGTGTGGATATTATCCTATCGCTCATGGCGGTGGTGGAAACATGGATAGAACGATGGTTCTTAAATGGTTTCAAGATGTATTGAATACTAATGCTATAAAAATATTTCACAATGCAATGTATGATGTCTGTTGGATTAAAGCTATGGGTCTAAGTATTAAAGGACAAATTGTAGATACTATGATTGCAGCAGCTTTATGTGATGAAAATCAATTTAGATATGATCTAAATACTTGTGCTAAAAAATACACAGGTTCAGGTAAAGATGAAGCTGCACTATATGCAGCAGCAAAAGAATGGGGCATTGATCCTAAAGGTGAGATGTATAAATTACCTGCAATGTATGTAGGTCAGTATGCAGAAAAAGATGCAGCCATTACTTTACAGTTATGGAAGTATTTAAAAAAAGAAATAACTAGTCAAGATATACAATCTATTTTCGATATGGAGATAGAACTATTTCCTTGCCTCGTTGATATGCGTTTCTTAGGGGTTCGTGTAGATGTTGAAGGAGCCCATCAATTAAAACAAAAATTAGTTGGAGAAGAAGAATCAGCATTATTAGCAGTGAAAAAAGAAACAGGAATAGAACCTCAGATATGGGCAGCAAGATCGATTGCCAAAGTTTTTGAAAAATTAAAACTACCTTATGACGTAACTGAGAAAACATCTGCTCCTTCTTTTACTAAGAATTTTTTACAAAACCATCCACATCCAGTGGTTCAAAAAATTGCAAGAGCTAGAGAAATAAACAAAGCTCACACAACTTTTATTGATACCATATTGAAACACTCACATAAAGGTAGAATCCATGCTGAGATCAACCAACTTCGTGGGGATAATGGCGGAACTGTGA